GAAAGACGCAGTACATGGAGCTTCAGAACGTCAAGAACCGAGGTGGACGATTTATCAACACTGGCACGCCGTGGCATAAGGACGATGCTATATCACTCATGCCGAATGTTAAGAGGTACGACTGCTACAGTACAGGACTGATTGACAGAGAGACGCTAGAACACTTGAGGAACAGCATGACAGACAGCCTGTTTGCTGCCAACTACGAACTTAAGCATATAGCGGATAGCGACACAATGTTTAAGCATCCGCAGTTTGTATCTGATGCAACATTGATCTATAACGGCGTGGCACATATTGATGCAGCTTACGATGGCTCGGACGGAACGGCGTTTACGATCATGAGGATGTTGCCGGACGGTCGAATTATTGGATTTGGAAAACGGTGGGAGAAACACGTGGATGACTGTTTGGGAGAGATAAAGGCACTGCACACGCTGTACAGAGCCGGAACGATTGAGAACGAAAAGAATGCTGATAAGGGGTATCTGCTTAAGGAGCTTGGGAACATGGGGCTTCCGAAACACGGATACCACGAAAGCATGAATAAATACATCAAGATATCCACCTATCTGAGAAAATGGTGGTCACGTATCTGGTGGCTGGAAGATACGGATCCAGAATACATCAATGAGATTCTGGAATACAGCGAGCATTCCGAACACGATGACTCGCCGGATAGCGCGGCCAGTCTGATTCGTAGCATGACGGACAGACCTAAATTAAACAGGAATAGCATCCTGAAAGGAGGACTATAATGATATACCGTCTAGGTGACGATGAAGAATTGACAGATGCTAAGTTAGCGGAATTTATAGCAGAGCATGACAAAGAGGTCTCGAGTAGATTAAAAGACCTGCAGAGAGCATATAACACAGATTACCCAATATTCCAACAAGAAGACAAACCGAAATGGAAGCCAGACAACCGTATTGCTGTGAATTTTGCGAAGTACATTGTTGATACAATGATCGGATTCTTTGCCGGACATCCAGTAAAGACGATCGTGGACGATGGGAACGACGCAATCAAGAAATACGTAGAGCTTGTAGACCAGTATAACGACATGGATGACAAGAACGCCGAGCTAGCTAAGATATGCAGCATCTACGGACGCGGATATGAGATGTACTACGTGGATGAGACTGGGAATATTGGTATTACATACCTTGACCCGATGGAGTCTTTTATGATCTACGATGATAGTGTTTTGCAAAGAGAATTGTTTTTTGTGCGTTTGTACAAGGACAAAAACGGAGTACTGCACGGAAGTATATCAGATGACGAATCAGTCCGTTGGTTTACTCAAAAAGGGAGAATTGTTTGGGATGCAAACGAACACCGACATGGGTTTGACGGAGTCCCAGCGACAGAGTATGTGGAAAACGAAGAGCAACTCGGAATCTTTGAGCCAGTGTTATCCATGATTAATGCCTATAACAAAGCAATCAGCGAAAAGGCGAATGATGTAGATTACTTTGCTGATGCGTATTTAAAGATACTCGGAGCAAAGCTTGGTAACGATGACGTAAAGCACATCCGGGATGACCGTGTGATTAACTTTGAGGGAGACACCGAGAAGCTTATAGTTGACTTTTTACAAAAGCCGAACGGAGACACTACACAGGAACATCTGATAGACAGGCTCGAGAAGCTTATCTTCCAGGTAAGTATGGTCGCGAATATGTCAGAAGAGAACTTCGGCACTAGCTCTGGCATTGCAATGCGCTATAAGATGCTTGCTATGAGCAATCTGGAAAAGACAAAAGAACGTAAATTTGCATCCGGCATGAATCGCAGATACAAGTTGATTTTTTCCAATCCAGTCAGCGGAATGCGCGCAGACGATTGGATTAAACTACATCCGCACTTCACACCGAATTTCCCGGCAAACGTACAGGAAGAAGCGCAGATTGCACGAGACCTTGACGGAATTGTATCGCAAGACACGCAATTGAGCGTGCTGTCTATCGTTGATAACGTAGCGCAAGAGATTGAGAAGATGCAGGCCGATGACCAGAAACGCAAAGAAGATATAGTAACAAACAGGATGTTTGGAGGTATCGGAGATGGCGAAAAAGATGAGGGCATTGACCAGTAGCGATTACTGGTCGAAGCGAGAAGCTGAGAACCTTGCAAGGAATCAGCTGACCGAACAGGAATATGAAAGAAGAGTCAACGAGATCCTTAGATACATGGAAGACCAGATCACAAAAGAGATTAACGGTTTTTATTCCAAATACGCAAAAGCTGAGGGAATCACGATGGCAGAAGCGAAGCGGCGTGTATCGCAATTAGACATTGCCGAATACGAGCGAAAAGCTGAGCGGTATGTCCGGGAGAAGAACTTCTCGGTGCAAGCAAACGAAGAGATGCGGCTGTATAACGCCACAATGAAGATTAATCGTCTGGAGCTCCTTAAAGCGAATATAGGACTTGAGCTTGTAGCTGGATATGATGAGCTTGACAAGTACACGGGTCAGATACTGACTGACAGAGCAAAAGAAGAGTTGGAACGACAGGCGGGCATATTGGGGAATGCCGTAGAAAATCTATCACAGAGAGCTGGAGAGATTGCAACTGCATCATTTAACGTAGCAACCTACTCAGATAGGATATGGACGCATCAGGCAATGCTAAAAAGTGAACTTGACAACCTACTCCGTGAGGGATTGATACAAGGCAGGAATCCACGAGTGCTGGCAAGGCACCTAGAGAAGAGGTTTGGAGTTAGCAGGTCGAATGCCGTCAGGCTAATGCGGACAGAGCTCGCAAGGGTGCAAACAGAAGCGCAGAAAGAGTCCTATGAGCGAAACGATTACGAAATATACGAATATATAGCAGAGCCAACAGCGTGCCCTATCTGCAAGGCATTGAACGGAAACACGTATAGTGTAAAAGATATGAAGGTAGGAGAGAACGCACCGCCAATGCATCCGAATTGTCGGTGTAGCACAGCTGCATATATGGACAGAACAGAATTCGAAGAATGGTTAAGGAGACAGTGATATGACGAAATGCGAAGAAGTAAAAGTAGGATATAAATACTACAAAGTAAAGGAAGAGCAGAATCTACATGAAAGCGAAGCAGAGTTGCAAGGGCAGATCAGATACCTCGAGCAAGAGATTGTGTTACGCGAAGACCTGACAGAAGAAGCAAAAGAAGCTACGTTGATGCATGAGTGTTTACACGCTCTTGATGAGATGTATGGCATTGGATTGAGTGAAGAACAAGTTGAGCGGCTTGGAAATGCACTATATATGTTTATTGAGGATAATCCGCAGATGTTTAGGGGTGAATGACATGGATAACATTATAGATATCGAATTAACTGGCAGGAGCACCAGGAGAGATCAAAAGCTATGGCAGTATGATTACGGTCAGATTTTGAGAATCTCTGGAAAAGAATTTCCGAAAGTGACAGAGGTACAGTTCTCGCTCCAACAGAGTGGAGGTCGTACGCTGGACAGGATCGGAACGAGTGATAACGGCTTACTTTCAGTGCAAATCCCGAACGAGCTGTTGCAAAACAAAGGAGCAACGAGTGATTATACCATATACGCATTTGTGTATCTGTCTGGTGATGGGTGCGGCAATACGAAGTATATGATTCAACTTCCGGTAGAGTCACGACCAGAGCCGACGGATCCATCAGAAGACCCAAACATAGACCAAAGCATTTTTAAAGATGCCGTTAATGCAGTCAATGCATCCGCTGATCGCGCCGAGAATGCCGCTAAATCCGCAAAAGAATATGCGGAAGAAGCAAAAAAATATTCCATAGGGACGAAAGAAGACATTGTTGGTGCTGTTGCCGACTACATGAAAGAGAACCCGGTCAAAGTACCTACAAGGTTATCCGAAATGCAAGATGATGTTGAGCACCGAACGGTAACTGACGTGGAGAAACAAGCGTGGGATAACAAGAGTGATTTTGACGGAAATTACGAAAGCTTAGCAGGAAAGCCGGAATTTGCAGGCTGGGTACTACAAGCTGAGAAGCCAACATATACCGCAAGCGAGGTTGGGGCTTTACCAGACACAACAGAAATTCCGCAAAAGCTGTCCGACTTACAGGAAGACGCTACACACCGTACAGTCACGGACGCAGAGAAAGAGTCATGGAACAGCAAGAGCGACTTTTCTGGGTCTTACAACGATTTGGATGACCAGCCAACAATCCCCACAGTACCAACCACTCTCCCAAACCCCAACGCCCTGACCATCACATATGGCGGTACATCTTACGCTTATAACGGTTCAGAAGCCCTTGCCATTACAATCGAGACCGGTGCTATTGAACGCGTGGAAAAGCTATCCACAGATACCACAGTAACGCTAGAACCTAATAAGCTGTACGTATTTCCAGAGATGGAAAGTCTTACATACACGCTTGGCGAGGGTACAGGCGAGGTACATTTCATTTTCCGCTCTGGCGCGACTGCTACAAGGGTGGTGCATCCAGACGGTGTGAATGTCGGTAGCTTTTCGGTCGAGAGTAACAAGGTCTACGAGGTGTCGATTTTAGAGGGCTTATTAACAAGCCAGAATTGGAGCGTGAGCGCATCATGATAAGACGGCGAATGATGATGCAGATGACACAGGAGGTGGAGGAAGTGAAAGAATGGACTACTATAGCAGATGTAGTTACTACAGAAGAGATTATGAATCCAAGCTATGACGTTGACGAAGATTGCAACTATCGCGAATTCGCGGTCTATGCAATGTATAACGCCAATGAAGCACAGACAGCCAGCGGCTACGTCAAGGTTGAATTGGTGGATGTTAATGGAACTAAAGCGACTGTCCAAACAATGGCGGGAGTACCTAAAACAGGCTATTATAGATGCGTTTTCCATATTATCCTTGGAAATACCATAAATCTATACGATGCAAGTGCATCGAACAACACTTCGTTGACTCCTACCGGTATATACGGGTCAACAGAGACGGTACTTACAGCCGTGAAAAAAATAAATGTTGTATCGTACGCTAACATTGGCGTTGGAAGCAAGATAAAGATAATGGCAAGATAAAGGAGTGATTAAAAAATGCACGCAAAACTACAGAACGGATTCTTGCGCAGTGCACCAAAGACCATAGTGTTAGACGGCCGCACTATCAACAACCCGTATCCGGAAGAGCTGGAACAGTTAGGCTATAAGCCTGTGGTGTACGTAGATATGCCAGTGGATGCGCCGGACGGCAAGCATTACGATTCCAGCTGGACGGAAACAGACACTGACATTAGGCAGGTGTGGACGCTCACGGATGATCCAGTCTATCCAGAGCCGGAGTTATCGGCAGACGAAGCACTTAATATTATCATGGGGGTGGTACAGTGACAAGGGAGCAAGCAGAGCAGTTAAGAAAGCTGTTGGAAAATCAGACGGCCACGATGACCGATGAAGAAATACTTAAGTATCCGGCATTCGTCGAGAAGTGGCAGGCGGGCAAGGCATACGAAGTCGGTAAGCGGTTGGAGTACAATGGCACCATCTACAAGGTAATTACCGCTCACACCAGTCAGGCAGATTGGACACCACCGGATGCACCGTCCATGTTTGCGAAGGTGCTTATTCCGGATTCCGACACGATACCGGAGTGGGAACAGCCGGACAGCACCAATCCATATAGCAAGGGCGATAAAGTGACTCATAATGGTAAGACGTGGCAGTCCGAAATAGACAACAACACATGGGAGCCGGGTGCGTATGGTTGGAAAGAGGTGTGATATGGAGATTAGAGCGAGACCGCAGAGGTCTTATTTTTATACATTTTTCGAAAAGAAAGGACGATTAATATGATGGAAAAGATTTTATTTTTATTATCAAGTAACTCATTCATTCGTATTCTGCTGATCGCAGTAACACTGGACACGCTTCTGGGAGTCCTCCGGGCAATCAAAGAGCACAAATTCAACAGTAGCGTTGGTATTGATGGAGCTATCCGCAAGGCTGCCATGCTCTTTTCGGTATGCCTTTTAATGGCTACGGATGTAATCATGCACATTAATATAGTGAGCATGATTCCAGAGCAGTACATACAGATCATCGGAATCCAGAAGCTTGGAATCTGTGAATTTTTCTGCTTGCTGTTTATCTTGTATGAAGCAGTCAGCATCCTGAAGAATATGACATTGTGCGGTCTCCCTGTGCCGAAAAAGATTAAGAAATGGGTACAGAAATTTTTGGAAGACATGACGGAAGAATTGCCGGAAGATGCAGTGGAAGAATTGAAAGCAGAGGGCGAGTAATCGTCCTCTTATGAAAGGAGTATTGAATATGGAATTAAAAGATACAATCGAATTAATGAACAGCGCAGATTATAAGGAAAGATTCAAAGCTGAATACTTGCAGATTGTTGTACGCTATAAGAAACTGAAAGCAATGCTGGACAAGTGGGATGCCGGGAAGTTAGATTTCACGCCAACATGTCCGAGAAGCACATATAACATCCAGATCAAGGCTATGACCGATTACATTGCAATCTTGGAAGCAAGAGCGGTAATGGAGGGCATTGATCTCGATTAGTGCGATGTCGCACAGGAAGGAGTTTATTATGAGCAACAGTGGATTAGTTAATTACACAAAAATATCGCCGAACAGAACAAGTCCGAGACGGAATAAGATTGACCGTATCACCATCCATCATATGGCTGGAAACCTCAGTGTCGAGACTTGTGGTAATGTATTCGCACCAACAAGTCGCCAAGCATCTTCAAACTATGGTATTGGCTCAGACGGACGTGTTGGCATGTACGTAGAGGAGAAAGACAGAGCATGGACATCAAGCAGTGGAGCGAACGACCACAGAGCGGTAACGATTGAGGTAGCCGATAATGCAGGTGCACCTGGCTGGGGATGCTCTAGTGCAGCTATGGCGAAGCTGATTCTATTATGTGCGGATATTTGCCGGAGAAACGGAATCAAGAAGCTTGTGTACACCGGAGACACCAGAGGAAACATGACTCTGCATAAGTGGTTTGCATCAACCGATTGCCCGGGTGCATATCTGGAATCTCAGATGCCAACGATCGCAGTGGAGGTCAATAAGCTTCTGGAGAGCGGAGCGACAACGTATACTTGGAAAGGTGTAACAGCATCAACTGGTGGATCCATGCCGGCATCTTCCGGAAAGGTAACACCCAGCGGTAAGATTGCAGTGGATGGAAGCTGGGGCGTAGCCACCACGAAGAAAGCACAGCAGGTATTCGGCACTGTTCAGGACGGTATCGTCAGCGGTCAGCCGATCAGTAACAAGAAGTATCTGCCAAATGCTTATACCGGCAGTTGGAAATTCTACAGCGGTCATACAACCGGATCTAATCTGGTTAGAGCCATTCAGAAGCGAATTGGCGCAACAGTAGATGGATACTTCGGACGCGGATCCGTAATGGCACTACAGAGATTCCTCAGTGTTGCTGTGGATGGAAGTATGGGACCGGCAACTGTGAAAGCGTTCCAGAGTTGGCTGAACAGGCAGTAGGAGACACAATGATAGAGGTTAATGTTAGACCGGACGGCATAACGGTGGATGGTCACGCCGGATATGCCGAGTGCGGCAAGGATATCGTTTGTGCCGGAGTCACGGCACTTATTCAGACGTTGATTGGATCGCTAAAAGAATTGACATCTGACGATATTAAATATGATATATCACCCGGAAGGGCATATATAAATTATGGGAATCTTTCAGAAGAATCAAAAACTCTGGTAGATTCCTTTTTTATCGGCATCTGCATGATCGCAGATGAGTTCCCGGATTACGTACGGGTAGTGTAACTGATGTGACCGGAATGTCGTTAAACTACACAAACTCGATAGCAATGGACTGGGGCGAATGCAATAGTCTGGGGCAGAAAGGACAAACAAATGAAGTATATGAACATGAAGAAAAGCTGGAGAATACCAATGGCTAATTTGCAGATATTCGGAGATGATGGCACAGATGGCAACGAACCAGAAACACTCGATTTTGACGGTTTTTTAAATCTGGAGGGTAATCAAGCAGAATTTGACCGACGTGTCAATAAGGCTATTAAGACAGCGGTGACAAACGCAGAAAAGAAGTGGAAAGCACTGACTGACGATAAGCTGACTGAGGCTGAAAAGCTTGCTCAGATGACCGAATCAGAGAAGCAGGCATATGAGATGAAGAAGCTGAGAGACGAGCTCGAAACCTACAAGAAGCAGGGTGTACGCTCTGAACTCGCTAAGACTGCAAGGCAGATGCTGACAGATGAGGGTATCAACATCCCGGATGCGCTCCTGAAAAACCTTGTCACAGATGAGGCAGACAGTACAAAAGAAGCGGTTGAAGCATTCGCCGGACTGTACAAAGAAGCTATACAGGACGCAGTTAAGGAAGCCTTAAAAGGCAAGACACCACGCAAAAAAAGCAGAGACACAGCTATGACAAAAGAACAGATCATTGCCGTAAAGAATCCGGCTGAAAGAAAAAAATTAATCGAAGAGAACATTGAGTTGTTCCAGTAGAAAGGAGAAAAGATATGCATAATATCGCAAGATTAGGATTACAGGCGTTTGCCGCGCCGGACAACATGACAGGAAAGGCACAGATTAAGGTTAAGGCAAGGGAGATCGACTTTGTTACATCGTTTGGTAAAAATCTCCAGGCATTACTTGATCTGCTTGGAATCACCAGAATGATTCAGAAAGCGAACGGATCAGAGCTGAAAGTAAAAAAAGTATCTGGCACATTGCAGAGCGGAGACGTAGGCGAGGGAGAAGAGATTCCGATGAGCCAGTACAACGCCATAGAAGAGTCGTTCGGAACAATCCGCGTAGAGAAATTCCGAAAAGGCGTGTCGTTAGAGACTATCGCAGATAAGGGATATGATGCGGCAGTAGAGTCAACCGACGAAGAGTTTAAGTCTGACCTTCAGTTGGTTGTGCTGAATAAGCTGTACAACCAGTTAAAAGCAGGGTCGCTGGTAAGTCACGAATCTACTTGGCAGATGGCTGTGGCAATGTCCATCGGTCGAGTAAAGGATAAATTTAAAAAGATGCACCGTTCTGTAACAGGAGTTGCTGTATGGGTAAATACGCTTGATGTGTATAAATACATTGGAGCGGCAGATATCACCATGCAGACAGCATTTGGCATGGACTACATGACAAACTTCATGGGC